ACGACGCCGAGCGGGAGGAGGCCGCCGCCGCGGCCCGGGCGGCGGTCGCGGACCGGACGTTCACCGCCAACGCGAAGCGGATGCTCGCGCTGGCGGAGCAGCTGTAGCGGCCTACCCCGGCGGCGGATCGATCACGCGGTACCGGGGCCACTGACCGGGCGGCGTCACGGTGATGAGGCGGTTGGCGAGCGCGAACCGCAGCGCGGCGCGGACGATCGCGCGGGTCCGCTCGGCCTCGGTGGGGTACACGCCCGCGATCGCGACAAGATCGGCGGCGGCCGTGGCGACGCTGACGAGCGCGTCCAGCAGCTCGCCGTCGGGCTCGCGCCACTCGCCGGGCGGTTGCCCGCTCATTTTCCGGCCGACCGTAAAATCAGGTGACGGTGACGGTGCCCACCAGGTGCGTGGTCTGGCCGGCCTGCACGATGAGCTGCGCCGTGTACGGCGGCACCGACGGCACCTGCACGCTGGTCGCGGTCACGTTGACGGTGCCGAGCTGGCCGGTCAGCGTCCCGGTCCAGGTACGGCCGTCCGCCGACAGCGACGGGGTGAGGACCGCGCCGCCCGGGTCATCGGTGGCGAAGCTGATGCCGTCAGCGGTCGTGTTCTCTCCCGAGTCTTTCGGCAGGACTGTCACGTCGAACTTCTGGTTGACGCCGGGAGTTGCGGTAAAGGCCATTGTTCCTCCGTTCGAGCTGTGCCCGGCTGCCCTGCCGTCGACGGTGACGGTGGCGTCCAGGTGATCCGTGGCCAGAGCCGTCAGCCACGGGATGAGCTGATCTGCGTAGGCGGTGACGTTCGGCGAGCTGGTCCCGCGCTGCACCGCGGATGCCGCCGCGATCAGCGCTGCTGCCCGGACGGCCTCGCGGTCCATAAGCGGCTCCGTCTCTATCCCCAGTGCAGGTTGCCCAGCGAGTCATCGAGCGGGCCGCCGGCCCCGTGCCGTGCTCTCGCCCCCGGCCGCGGGGACTGGCCGCGGAAGGCGAGCAGCACCAGGCGCCCGACCGGCACGGCCCGCACTCGGCCGTACTTGGACAGGAACACCTGCCGGTAGCCCCGGGACCCGGTCTGCGGCCGGACCGGGCCGCCGGCCGTGGCCGCGCGGGGAAGGCTATAGACGTTCCCGCGGTCGGAGACCTCGTAGAAGCCTGCGTACCCGGGGACTGGCAGCCACCTCTCCTCACCGGGAGCACAGCCATCAGCCTAGCTGCCTGTCCATAAACTGGCCAGCTATCCTGGTTTCCGTATCGCCGCGGCCGTAGCTGCTGGTCCGAGCGCACGGATGGAGCCGGCTTCTAATCACTCGTCACGGGAGCTTTCGCACGCCCCCGTTGAAAGGGGCCGACTAGTGTCGCGCATACATGGCCGTAACGGAATTGCCTATGTTTCCGTGGACGGCGCGGGCGGACCCAACCCGATAGCGGCGCCGATGGCGTACCTGTCGAGCTGGTCCATGAACTTTACCGTGGCCAAGGTTGGGAACAGCCTCCTCGCGGGGTAACCCGCGGGTGCAAACCGCGAGAATTGCTGGGACGCCCGGGTCACCCGGCTGCACCACAGCGTGGCGCGAAAGCGCGAGCGCGATGGTCCGAAAAGCAGCCGGCAGGGGTAATCAGCAGCCGAGCCCGCCTGGATCAGCTCCGACGGGAAGGTTCAGAGACCATGTACGCGGCACCCTTCGCGGGTGAAGATATGGTCCGGCCTGCATAGAGACATGCAGAGGCTGGCAGAAATGACCAGCCCGCCCGCCGCTGATGGCGGGAGGTAACAGATCGTGACGTCACCGCGATGGGCGATCAGAACCTGATCTGGGTCGCGGGACTCCCGGACGCGTCCGGGGACTTCTCGGGCTTCTACGATACCGCCACGGCGCAGACCTACGTCGCCGCCACCGACGGCCTGCCGCGGAACTTCTACCTGTACCCGACGTCGCTGCCGGCGCAGCTGCCGCAGTATTTCTTCGGGCTGATCCTGCCCGACTACGCGATCACCGGGGGCGTCACGGCGGCGGTGTCGCTGAAATCCACCTGGAACGCTGCCAGCCGCATCCAGCGCTACCCGACCTACGGCCTGCCGGGCACCTGACAGGACCGGAGCACCCGAGCGAGAGGAGCGTCCCGTGCCCGAGGACGCAGGGCTGGACATCGACTTCGACAGCGAGCTGGCGGACATCCAGGCGACGGCCGCCGGGGGCGTCCAGGCGGCGGCTCCCGGGCCGGCGGTCGCCGGCCGGGTCATCACCCCGGACCGGACCGTGGAGCTGCTGGGCCGCCGGTTCCGCATCGCGGACAAGATCGGCCTGATGCCGCTGCTGAAGTTCAGCGCGGTCACCGACGGGGCCGTGCAGGACACCCGGGCGCTCAGCGCCATGTACGCCATGCTCCGGGACTGCATCCACCCCGGGCACCCGGAATGCGGCGAGTGCGGGTTCTGCGCCCCGCAGCGGTGCGGGGACTGCCGGTCCTGCCTGGCGGTCGCCGCCGGCGAGGCCGGTGACGAGGACCTGCCGTGCCTGCGGAACCGGCCGGACAAGACCGGCTGCAAGGACTATGACCCGGGTGACTGGCACGCGTTCGAGGACTGGGCGTGCGAGTCCAAGGCCGAGGCCGACGACCTGATGGACGTGATCTCCCGCACGATCGAGCTGATCGCCGGCCGCCCTACCGGGCCTGCCTCACCCTCCTCGCCTACACGGCGCGGAACGCCGGCCGCATTGACGGCTCGCTCCTCCGCTCGTCGGGCACGGGGATCGAGGCGCTGACCCCGCGGCAGGCCTGCAATGTCGCCTACTCGATGCTCGCGGACGGCCGCAGCGGGGAGCAGCTGGAAGAGCTGGACATCGCGATCGGCATGGTTCCCGATCCGGAGGAGGCGGCGCTGACGGCGCTGCGCGCCCACCAGGAGGCGGCAGGAATGACGTTCGAGAACCCGGACGCCCCGGTAGCGGGGGACGGGAAGCTGTTCCCCGGCAGCGACGGTGATTTCCCGTGGCCGTCGTAATCCCGGGCAGCGGCGACATCCGCTGGGACGAGGCGGCCGTCGATGACCTGCTGCACGACCCGGCCGGGCCGGTCGGGCAGTTCATCGCCGGCCTGGACGAGATCGCCGCGCAGACCGCCAGGCGCACCGTGCACGAGTTCCCCGGCACCAGCCGCAGCACCGTCTGGAACCCGGCGACCAGCACCGCGGTGCTGCCGCCCGGCACCACCCGGGACTCGATCCGCGTGCACGGCCCGGTCCGCGGCAGCCGCGGCGGCCTGTACGGCGGCGTCAACGCGATGCTGGTCCCGGGCCTGTTCCTAGATTTCCCGCCGAAAGGCGCCGTGCAGATGTATGACCGGTACCCGTTCCTGACGACCGGCCTGGACGCGGTGGAAGCGGCGCTGTCCTGATGGCCCGGATCATCGGCGACGTCGCGGTCACCATCTACCCGGACACGTCCCGGTTCCTGGCCGACCTGACCACCAAGATCAAGGCCATCGTCGCCGGGTACAAGGCGCCGGAGGTCACGGTCCCGGTCGCCGCCGACACCAGGCCGGCCGAGACCGCGATCACCGCGCTGCTGGCCCGGATGAAAACCGCCGCCGGGCAGCTCGCGCAGCTGCGGGTGGACGCCGACACCAAGGCCGCCGAGGCCAAGATCACCGCGCTGCAGGCGAAGATGCAGCTGCTGATCCGGCAGGTCGGCACCATGCTGGTCAAGGCAGACACCACCGAGCTGGACGCGAAGATCGCCGCCGAGATGGCGAACCTGGCGTCCCTGCGGCGGCAGGCCAGCGAGCTGCAGCTGAATGCCGACGACGCCGCCGCGGTCGCCAAGATCGCCGGGCTGAAAAAGCAGATCCGCGACCTGTCCGTCAGCCTGGAGGACCTGACCGCCGAGGTCGACATCACGGCGGCGCTGACTAAGCTGCACGCGCTGGACGCCCAGCTGAAAGTACTGCGGTCCGATGCCCGGATAATCGAGATCGAGGCGAAAACCGGCGCGCTCAACGCCGCGATCATCGCGTCCGAGGCGAAGATCGGGGCGCTGCAGAAGGAAGCTGCCGACGTCCGGCTCGGCGGCATCGACCCGGTGAAGCTGGCCGCCGCGACAGCCGGGGTGACCGCGCTGGAAGCGTCGATGGCCAAGCTGAACGACACCGGGAAAAAGGTCAGCGGCGCGGTCATAACCGGCGGCGGCTTCTGGGGACTCGGCGGCCAGATCGCGGGCATCGGCACCTGGCACATCGTGCTGGACGCGGTCATCGAGGCGGTCATCGCGCTGGCCGGGGCGCTGATCGCCTTCGCCGCCGGCGCCGCGGCCGTCGCCGAGCCGGTGCGCAACATCGCCACCCACCTGAACGCGGTGCGCACCGTGTCCTCGGCCCTGGGCACGGACATCCCGCCGCTGACCGGGAAATTCGATGCCCTGTCGAAGGCGATGGCGCCGCGGGCCGTCGAGGGATTCGGCGGAGCCCTGGCCATCGTCAGGGGCCAGTCCGGGCAGCTGCTGTCCACCATGGAGCCGGTCGTCAACCTGTTCGATGACTGGATCGCGAAGATCGACATCTGGGCCGGCCGGCAGCGCACCTTCGGCGGGCTGGTCACGGCCGGGACCGGCTACCTCGCCCAGTTCGGCCAGATCATCGGGCACCTGACCGAGGCCATCACCAACCTGCTGGCCAAGGAACCCGGGATCGCCGGGATGCTGCTGAGCGTGGCCGACGGCGCGGTCCGGCTCATCGACGCGTTCTCCAGGCTGCCCGCCCCCATTGTCGAGGCTACCCTGGCCCTGCACGGGCTGTACCTGTGGACCAAGGTGCTGTTCGTCGCCCCGGTGCTGGCCATGGCCCGGTCGCTGGGCTACCTGTCCGACGCGCAGCTGGCGACGGTCAAGAGCGGACTGGGCCTCCAGAGCATCTTCAAGTTCCTGCTCACCAACCCCTACGGCTGGGCGATCGACGCGGCTGCCGCGCTCGCCTACCTGGCCTACCAGACCACCCAGGCCGACACGGCCACCAAGAACTTCACCGCCGGGCTGGAACGGACCCTGAGCGCCATGTCGGCCAGCGAGGCGGCCACCACCGGGCTGGCGGAGGCGATCGGGTCCGTCCGCGACCGGATGGACACGGGCGCCCTGATGGCGCGGGAGCAGGCGAACTGGTCCAAGCTCGGCAGCACGCTGCGGTCCGCCGGCTACGACGCCAAGGCGACCGTGGACGACTTCGGCCGGGCCGCCAGGGAAATCTTCTACTCTTCCGACATTCTCGGCGGCCTCAAAGACCTCGGCAAGGGCATGGTCGACGCGATCAAGCCCGGCGGCGGCGCGGCGCTCGCCGTGCAGAACGACATCAGCCTCCTCAACGGCGAGCTGAACAAGCTGACCGGCTCCTACCGCAACCTGTTCACCGAGGCCGGCTCGCTGGTCAGGAGCGGCTACTCCGTGCAGCAGTCGTTCGCGCTGATGGACCTGGCCGGGGTCAAGTGGAACGACAGCCTGGAACTGCAGCAGCAGAAGGTGAAAAACCTGATTGACGGCTACAAGGCCATGTCGATCACCGGGGGCCTGCTGGCCAACTCGGTCAACGCGGTCACCTTCGCCTCGCTGCAGCAGCAGGAAAAGGTCCAGCAGCTCAACCAGGCCTGGGACACGTTCTTCCAGACCGTCACGGGCGGCGAGTCCGCATTCACGTCATTCGCCTCCCAGGCCATCGGGCTGTACCAGTCACTGGGCGACGTCACCGACCGGCTGACCATCTCCAACGGCAGGGTGTCCCTCTCGATCAGGAACACCGCGGCGGCCGGCCAGGCGCAGACCGCCACCATGACCGGGCTCAACGCCGCGTCGATCCAGGCCCGGGAGGCGTTCCTGAAAACCGCCGATGCGGCCAACACCCAGATGGACTCCCTGACCCTGCTGGCCAACGCGGCCGGGCTCGGCGCGAAAGGCACCGGGATGCTCGCCCAGGCGACCAGGGACATGGTGGCCCAGCTGCTGCCGGCCGCCCGGGGCAGCCAGGTGATGACCGACGTGCTGTACGCGCTGGCGCAGCGCGGCGGCTACCGGGGCGCCGACAGCTTCCAGGCCCTCGCGAAGTGGGTGGGCAACACCAGGGACCCGATGAAGTCCCTGGACGGCATCGTCACCACCCTGACAACCGACGCCGCCGGGCTGACCCAGGACGTGAAAAACCTGTCGCAGGCGCTGGGCACCACCCTGAACCAGGCCATGTCGACGGCCATCTTCACCGCGTCCGGCGGCCAGCAGATCTTCGATGACTTCGCGAAGGCGGTCCTCGCCAGCCACGGGAACATCGCGGCGATGGAGCCGTCGGCCCTGGCCCTCGCGAAAGGGCTGCTGACGATGACCGGCAACGTCTCCGACGCGAAGGCCGAGTTCGAGACGTTCGCGCGGGCCGGCCTCGGGCTGGGCAAGGATGCGGCGGACGCGCTGTGGAAGTCGATTTCCGGGCAGCTCACCCCCGCCATCGCGATGAGCGGAGCCCAGGCGCAGCAGGCGGCGGCCAAGATCGACAGCACGCTCGTCGCCTCGCTGCGGAAAATCGGCTTCGACCTGGGTCCGAAGGCCGTCGACGACCTGAAGAAATTCACCGCCGAAGTGCTGGCCAACGGGGCCGGCTCGGACCGGACCAGGCCGTCCCGCGATCAGCTGATCAGGGACCTGGAGCAGGCCGGGCTCACCGCGGACCAGGCCAGGGCGTACGTGAAAACCCTGCAGGGGCAGATCGACGCGCTGCACGGCAAGACGGTCGGGGTGGGCGTGACCGCCACCGGGTCCGGCGGGGTGCATTTCTTCGAGCAGGGCGTCATCAACAAGACGTTCCAGCTGGAGCGGCTGAAGGCAGCGGGCGGCTACATCTCCGGGGGCACCGGGCCGACCGCCGACGACGTGCCCATCTGGGCGTCGAAAGGCGAGTACGTGGTGAAGGCCGCGTCGGTGCAGAAGTACGGCCAGCACATGATGGACACCATCAACGCCGGGAGGTTCGCGGGCGGCGGCCTGGTCGACCTCGTGCCGTCGGCGGCATCAGCCTCGGCGTACGCCGCCTCGGACGCCGCCGAGACCGCGCTGCGCGGCACCTACGCCGCGGCGCTGGCCGCCACGCGGCAGCAGGCCATGAAAACCCTGGCGTCGGCGGCCGGGCTGGGGAACCTGCCGCTCGGCCCCGCCGGGCCGCTGTCATCGAGCGCCGCCGCCGCGCAGGCGTTCGCCCGGTCGATCATGTTCGCCTACGGGTGGACGCAGGTGCAGTGGCCGCCGCTGCAGGCACTGTGGACCCGCGAGAGCGGCTGGAACGCCTACGCCCAGAACCCGAGCTCCGGGGCGGCGGGCATCCCGCAGAATATCCAGGGCTGGACGGCGTACCGGCCCGGCGACTACCAGGCGCAGATCCGCTGGGGCCTGGCGTACATCTCCGCCCGGTACGGCTCGCCCGCCGCCGCCTGGGCGCACGAAGTCGCGAACAACTGGTACAAGTCGGGCGGGATGGTCGCGGACCGGGGGGCGGTGCTGCGGCCCGGCCCGAACCTGCTGGTGAACCGGACGGGAGCGCTGGAGCGGCTGGTGCCCGCCGGTCACCACGACCCGGCGCCGCCGACTGAACTGCACGTTCACCTGCACAACCACGGCGTCATCGGGAACCAGGCCCAGCTGCAGGACTGGCTGGTGCGGGGCATCGACCAGGCTGCCCGCCAGGGCCGGCTGACTTACGCGCTGCGGAGGTCCCCGTCAGCATGAGCGTGATGCGGAGGCTGCCCGGTGCCCGCTAACTGGCCGCAGCTGATCATCGAAGCCGGCTTCGTCACCACGTCCCCGGTGCAGCCGGGCGGCACGTTCCTCCTGGACGACCCGTCCAACGGGATCCTGGGCACTAACACGCTCGGCGCCGACACTACCTGGTCTGACATCACGCAATGGGTCCGGTCCGGGTCGGTCATCCGGCAGGCCAGCCGCCAGCAGGGACCGCTGTACGACTACCAGGTCGCGCAAGCCACGATGATCATCAAGAACGGGGACGGCCGCTTCGACCCGGACAACACGAGCGGCCCGTACACGGCGGCCGGGGTCTCCCAGGTAGGCCCCATGGTCCCCGTCCGGATCCGCGCGATCTGGAACGGGATCACCTACCCGCTGTTCTTCGGGTACGCCGACGCCTGGACCGACTCCGGGCGCAACTACGCCGGGAACTACGCCGAGCTGACACTGACGGCCTCCGACGCCCAGAAGGTGCTCGCCGGGATCAGCCTGCCGGCCACCGCGGCGGCCGGCGCCGGGGAGCTGTCCGGGGCACGGGTCAACCGGATCCTCAACGCGGCCGGCTGGTACACCGGGACGGCCTACCGGCTGACCGGGGCCGGCAGCAGCACCGTGCAGGCGTACACGGGCGGCGACAGCGCCTGGAACCTGCTGAAGCTGACCGCGGACACCGAGCTCGGGGAACTGTGGGTCAACTCCGCCGGGCAGGTGGTCTTCCGCGGGCGCCAGCAGGTCCTGACTGACCCCGGCAGCAGCACCGTGCAGCTCACGCTGGGAGACAACCCGGACGTCGACTACCCGGGAAACCCGTCCGAGGAGCCGTTCACGTCAGCGCCGCCCGTCCTGGACGACACCACGATAGCCAACGACATCCAGGTCACCCGGGCGGGCGGCAGCCTTCAGCAGGTCCAGAACGCGGCATCGATCAGCCAGTACCTGTTCCCCCGGTCCTACAGCCGGACCGACCTGATCCTCAACAGCGACGCCGAGGCCCTGAGCTGGGCGCAGTGGGTCCTCTACACCTCCGCCTACCCGGAAAACCGGCTGGACTCAGCGGTCCTGACCCCGCTGCGCGACCCGGCGGACCTGTGGCCGTCGGTGCTCGGCCGTCACATGGGCGACCGGATCCAGCTGCTGCGCCGCCCGCCCGGGGTCTCCGCGCCGTCGCCCATCACCGAGAACTGCTTCATCCGCGGCGTGTCGCACGACTGGAACTGGGCGGCGGGCACCTGGACGACGACCTGGACGCTGCAGGACGCCACCCAGTACGGCGGCTTCCTGGTCCTGGACAACCCGATTCTCGGCCAGCTCAACAGCAACGCGCTGGCGTTCTTAGCAAGGGAGCCCGCATGCCTCCGCACCCGCCTGACGCCGCCCCCGGCATTCCCCCGCCGCTGTCGCCGGCCGAGATCCGGCGCTGGGCGCACGAGCGCCGCCCGCACGAGCGCGAGGACGTCCCGCGGCCCGGCGAGCGGCTGCTGTTCCGCGGGCACGACTCCGGTACCCCGGTGCCGGCCGTCGTCACGGACGTCATGGACCTGACCGGGACGCCGCACGACCACTGGAACCGGCACGGCGGCCTGGAGGAAACCCGCGGCCCCGGCCTCCCCGACCCCGGCGTCTGGCGCTGGGACGAGAACGAGCGGTGTTACGCGCTCGCCGGCGACCCGTGGCCGTGGGTACAGGTCCGGGAGGTGATCCTGGGCGCGCGGGGCCGGGTGCTGCGCGACGACGACGGCGAGCCGTTGCTCGGCCAGCCCCGCTGGTGCAAGGAAGCCCGCGTCCGCGGCAGCGCCGGCTGGCTGCGGAAAGGCTCCCGGGCGCACACCGGGAACTACGAGGCGGGGGAGCGGTAATGGCCGCCCCGGTCTGGTCCGTCGGGCAGGTCCTGACGGCATCGGACGTGAATACCTGGTTCGTGCCGCTGGCCGCCTACCGTACCTCTAACAGCGCCCAGGTCAAGAACACCACCCTGACCCCCGACCCGGTGCTGTTCGTGCCGGTCGCCGCCAACGCGATCTACGAGTTCCGCTGCTACCTCAACGCGGCCAGCGCGTCCACCACCTCGGGGATGTCGATGACGTTCACCGTCCCCGCCGGGTCCGGCGGATCGTACAGCGGCTGGCTGTTCAACTCCGGTGGCGGCCAGTTCCAGGCCCCCACCTCGATCGGTGTCCAGCGCAACGGGCTGGTCGGCGCCACCGCGAACGCGAACTACTCCAGCTCCTGGTTCGGCGGGCTGCGGACCGGCGGCACCGCGGGGAACTTCCAGGTCAACTGGTGCGAGACGACCCTGGACGCGACCAACGGCGCGTACATGCTGACCGACTCCGCGCTGATCCTGAACAGGGTCGGCTGACCTATCATCTACAGCATGCGCATTTTCCGCAAGCGCGGCAGGCCGGTGCCCGCGGATCCCGGGCCGCCGGCGGGCGTGATCCTGCACTACCGGGGCCGGGCCGTCGGCTGCGAGGTGCGGCGCGCGACGGAACTGGACCGCCGCGGGTGCGCCGCGTGGCTGGCGGTGCCCGCCGAGCCGGTGGCCGTCCTGCCCGGCGAGAAGATCCGGCTGACCGCGGCGGTGCTGCCGGCCGGGACGGTGCTGATCGCCGATCTCGCGAGCCCGCCGCCGCTGCCGGGGGAAGACGCGTGGTGGCTCCCGGCCGGGTGACCGGCCCCGGCCCGGCTACGGCACCGGCTGCCCGGGCGGCAGCACCTCCGCCGGCTCGATGACCGCCGGGTTGCGGATCTCCTCGGTCAGCGCGTAGTACGCCGCCTCCTCGCCGGGCGGGATCAGCGCCACCGCCGCCCGCCACTCCCGGCGGGACTCATCGGTGCGGTTCTCCTGCTCGCGTAGCTTCCCGTACATCCGGGCGGCGCGCCGTACTGCTGCTGCTGCTGCTGCTGCTGCTGCTGCCATCCCTCCACCCTAGCGGGCCGGCCCCTGTTTTCCGGGCGCGAACCGAGACAAAAGGAGGCCGCGCGTGCGAGGCTGTCATAACGCCCCGGGACGCGTTGCAGCGCGCCGCGGGGGTGGCGAAACAGTACCCGCCCAGGGGAGGAACAGTCTCCGATGAGCAAGCACCGCAAAATTCACTGTCGTTACGCCGCGCGGCACGCGCGACCCCGCACTCATTCTGACGCCCCGCGAGCCGTCCTGGTCACCGCGGCGGTAACAATTCCGGTGCTGTCCGCGGCGGGGCTCGCGCCAGCCGCCCGCGCCGCCGGCGAACCCCCGGCCGTGACCGCGCACGCCGCGCATGCCGCCCAC